AATATATAAAGGGGATTGCCTTGAATTGATGCCGAAATATGTAGATGACAAAAGTATTGATATGATTTTTTGCGATTTACCATACGGAACTACAAAATGTAAATGGGATACGATAATACCTTTTGATGAGTTGTGGAGTGAATACGAGAGAGTAATTAAAGATAATGGTGCAATAGTTCTTTTTGGAAGAGAGCCTTTCAGTTCTTTTTTACGAACAAGTAATGTGAAAATGTATAGATATGATTGGATATGGGAAAAGTCTAAGGCTACCAACTTTCTTTTTGCTAAACAAATGCCTTTAATAGCACACGAAGATATTATGGTGTTTTACAAAAAGAAACCAACTTACAACTCACAAAAAACAAAGGGTAAACCATATAATAAAGGCAAGGAAAAAAGAACTGAAATAGAAGCAGTTGGTAAGATAGGTAATGGTAATTTAATAGAGAATAAAACAGGATTGAGAAATCCAAGAAGCGTACAGTATTTTGTTACTGCTGAACGAGAAGGGAAGTTACACCCAACGCAAAAACCATTAGCTTTAATTGAGTATATGATTAAAACCTACACCAATGAAGGAGATTTGATACTTGATAATACTTGCGGAAGCGGGACTACAGGATTAGGAGCAAAAAATCTTGGTAGAAACTTTGTTATGATGGAGCAAGACCCTGAATATTACGAAACTGCCTGTAAAAGAGTACTAACGTAGTATTGCAGGTAACGGACGTGGGTATGGCAATGTAATTTTACGTATTTAAAAACTAAAAAATAGAAACAATGGCAAAAAATGAATACATAATGGAATTATTACACGCCTATAAAAGTGAGGTAGATAATTTTAACGATGCGATTTTTACAGATAAGTTTGAGGCTTTGGCACAGGATATAGTAAAATTATTTGCTATACCTGTTGTTGTACACAGTAAAAACAAACCCAAACGTGTGTTAGGTGACTTTGACATTTGGTATAAGCCTTGCACTCGCTGTGGCTATGATACTGGCAAAAGTACTAAACCTAAAGACGGTAATAAAACCTGTTGGAAATGCGGAAACTTTGTACAGCGAGATTATACAGACCGAGCATTAAAGAAATAGTTTTTAATGCACTACAACGGACAGCAATATGAAACGTGCGGAATTTAGCACAGAACTTAACTACGAAGAACAAAAATAATAATGCCTTGGGCGGGCTTTGTAAAACCCATTTATATTATGAAACCAACAATTGGTAGAGTTGTAATTTACAACACAACAGAGGCTGATAAAGCCAAAATGGAAGCAGCGAGCACCTTAAATGGAGGCTGCAACACGCAAGACAAGTTACCTGCAATCATTACAGCCGTTTGGAGTGATGAGTGCGTGAACTTGAAAGTGATTACAGATGGAAATTTGGATTTGTGGGTAACTTCTGCGAATAAAGGAGATGAGCCTATGAATTGGAATTGGCCTGTAATTGAAAAGTAGTTGAGCGTTGGGAGGCATTATTATTTTCCTTCCCAATAGCACAAACTTCATTAAAAGAACGGAAGCCAGCATGTTTTATATTGCATGTTGTGCTTTCGTTTTAATGAAGCACAACGGCTACGCATATAAGCAGTAGCGGATTACGAAGAAGAAATTTTCAATTAACAACTAAAATAAAATAGAAATGACAAAGTTTAAATTTAACACAAAAACCGCTATTGCTTTATATGCGATGTTAGCGGTAGTGCTTTCTTCGTGTGAAAGTAAACAAGATGTTCAATTAGATATTGAGCGTTTGAAAAATGAAAGAACTACTATTCAACAGGAAGTTCAAAATCTTTCAAGTCTTACAAACTCAAAGCAGAAAGAGATTGCTTCTTTGAATGAGAAATTAAAAGAACTGAATATATACAATTCAGGAAAAACACCACATTACATTTTAAAGATTAGATTGAAGCAATCTCGTGTAAGTTTAGATATTGGCAAACATATAAAAGACGGTATGAATGCAATAGAATTTGAACTTCCTGTGGATAAAGACTTCTATAATAGTGTTAGCGTTGGAACTAAGATTACTGATGAATTTAGGACTGGTTCTTTCATTTTGAATGGTAGTTTTAGTAGTTGGGATATGACTGTTAAAGGTAAGGTTGTGAGGTAGTTTGCATTACCGCTAACGACCGTATATGATACGTTTTTAAATGTATTATATACTACGTTATCAAAAAATAAAAATTTAATCATTTATACATAACATCATGAATATTTACAGAAAATATTGCCCGAATGTATTTGTCGCTCAATGCGATCAGGAACACGAAAAAGGAGAAACCATTATTGTCGAAACCAAATACGGCAAAGAGAATGAGCATATCGTTCACAACCTAGTTTTCCAAAAGGATGATCATTTTTATTATTCCATCACTAGAGCCGATGGTTTTAACAATCAAGAGAGAGCCAGAAGGAAATCAGAGAAATTAAATGAGTGGGCAGACAATGCCGAAAAAAGAAGTGCAGAGTGGTTTGAAAGGAGTAATGAAGGAAAGGACTTTTTAAGACTTGCCGAGCCGATCAAAGTTGGACACCATTCAGAGAAAAGGCATAGGGCGCTGATTGACCGAAATTGGAAACGAATGAGCAATGCTATGGATGAAAGTCAAAAAGCAGAAGCATACCGACAAAGGACTGATTATTGGGAAAGCATGGCAAATAAGATTGACCTATCAATGCCAGAGAGTTTAGAGTTCTTCCAGATCATGTTGGATCATGCAACCGATTACCATAAAGGTTTGAAGGACGGCACGATCAAAAGAGCTCATTCATATTCATTGGCCTATGCTACAAAGAAAGTCAAGGATCTGAAAGGAAAGGTTGAAATAGCTAAAAAATTGTGGGCAGATGAATGAGAAAGAAAACGCATTAAGAGAGGTTATTAAGTTGCTAAAAATCATGACTAAATTTGGAAACGTTTTAGTTCCTAATCTTCCAGACCAGAAACAAACTTTTGCTATTGACAGGTTAAGGCACTTTGTAGGGTATCTAGCTAATGAGCATGACATGACAGTTGAGCAAATTGAATCAGAAATATTACTATTGTCCAAGTAATTAAACAGTAGTTAATTATTGTTACCTTTAAGGCCATCTAACATTACGTTATTTGGCTTTTTTTGGGTAAAGCATTAACATTAAAACTTTAAACGATGAATGACAAAAGTGACAATATTAAAAAGGATCGGCTAATAGAGTGTCTTGAAAAGACTTTGGGAGTCGTATCGACAGCATGTGCAAAAGCTAATTTATCAAGGCAAACTCATTACCGTTGGTTAACAGAAGATGAAGATTACAAAGCCAGGGTAGACGATATTCTAAATGTAACTTTGGACTATGTGGAAGGAAAGTTATTCAATGAGATCCAAGGTGGAAATATGACAGGTATCATTTTCTACTTAAAAACTAAAGGTAAATCCAGAGGTTACGTTGAAAGGTTTGAGATCAAGAAAACAGATCCGATAGAAGAAATGTTGGCTTCTAAATCTGATGATGAAATTTTGGAGCAAATGGAACATTTAACAACTGAATTGCGTGGAGTTGTCGAAAACAAAAAGTAAACGTCAACTATTAGAAGATCTTAGGAGACTTGAAAACCAGTTAGCAAAAAGGAAACTAGCGGCCTTTGCCAAAGCTATGTTGCCAGATTATTCACTGCAATGGTTTCATGTTCTAGTATATGATTATCTTCAATTGTGGGTAGATAAGAAGATCAAAAAGTTAGCCATCTTCATTCCACCTCAACATGGTAAATCGACAATGAGTAGTATTATAACTCCTGCATTTATACATGGCACCAGACCAAAGGCAAAAGTTGCTTGTGCATCATATGAGATCGGGGTTAGTTCCAAGTTTAATAGATCTACTCAAGACATAATTGAATCAGAACGATATGCAGAAGTATTTCCTAAAACTTATCTAAATAAAGCAGGTGTTGAAGCTGATAACGAATTAAGGAATTCTAAATATTATGAGACAGTAGGTTATAAGGGATCATATAAAAGCGTAGGGGTAGGCACAGGACTTACTTCTGATACTGTTGAATATGGAATTATTGATGATCCAATAAAAGACAGGAAACAGGCTAATTCGCCTTTGTATAGAGATACACTCTGGGATTGGTACGACGAAGTATGGTCAACCCGACTAAACAATGATAGTTGTGAATTGATGTTATTTACCAGATGGCATGAAGATGATTTGGCAGGGCGGTTGTTTGATCCTAAAAATCCAAAGTACGATGGCGAAGTTGCAAAGAAATGGACAGTGATTGTTTTGCCGGCATTAAAAGAAGATGCAGCACCACCGATCAAGCAAGCCCTGAAAGTGAAAGATCCTAGAGTATTGAATGAAGCATTATGGGAAGCTAAACATTCAGCAGAAAACCACCTGAAAGATAAAAGAACCAGTCCGTACAAATTTGCATCCCTAAAACAACAAAGACCGTCACCATTGGATGGTGGCATGATGCAAAGGGAGTGGTTTCAGATTGTTCAGGAAAGTGAACTACCTTTTAACCCAGAAGAAGTGCCAGTTCATTTCCTAATCGATGGTGCCTTTACTGAAAAGACCAAAAACGATCCATCCGCAGTAATGGCCTATTATGTATTCAAAGGAAAGATCTACATTAAAAGTTGTATTACATTCTACAAAGAATTAAATGAGTTCCTAAAGTTTTCAAGAGGTTACTTTCATTCACAAGGTTACGACAGTAGGAGTAATATCAGGATCGAGTACAAAAGTTCGGGCCCAGGGCTTATGAGTATGTTAGCACAGGAAGAATATGGAAACTTCAATGTAATGAGAATTAACGACCTTCATGTTTCATATGGTAAGTTTACCAGAGGTGAGTATGCACAGCCATCATGTGCCAGTGAAAAGGTTAAGATTATATCTGGTGGATGGAATGAGGAGTTTATTAATCAAATAATTACTTTCCCTAATGATTTGCATGATGATATGTTTGATCTTCTTTGCTACGCAGTTCTACAGGAAGTTTCTAATGCAGTAGGAAGGGTGATAAAAACAAAAGTGAATATAGGTGGCAGAATAGCTTAAATAAATATAAATTTGTAAGAATCAAAACATTATACAACATGAACTTTACAGATATTATTGCACTTGAAAAATCTAAAGTGATCGAAATATTTCAAGAAAATGCAATTGAAAATGGTGATCACATTGCAGAATATCAAAATGAAAGAACACAGCGAGACACCCAAGTAGGAAAACGAAAGGACAAAACTGTAAAAAAGCAAACCGTTGAGGTAAACAAGATCCCAATTCCTTTCCAGAAACAAATAGTTCAAACTTCTGCAGCGTTCTTATTCGGAAAGCCAGTACAGTTAATTGCCGATGAAGATATTAATGAATTAGAAAAAGCATGGAAGTCTATTAGAATAGATGGACTACTATTGAAATGTTGTGAACAGGCAAAGGCATTTAGACAATCGGCCTTATTGTTCAGGATAGTGAAAGATGAATTGAATGGAGGTTTAAAATTGTCAGTACACAACCTAGATCCAAGGAAAGGAACAATGTACCCTAATTTTGATGATTTTGATAACCTAGATGGTTTCATGTGGAATACCAAGGTAAAGAATGAAGCAGGTGAAGAAGTAGACAGATACTATATTTTTGATCAAACCACAGTGAGAGTATGGGAAGGATCAGGAGAAGATCTAGTTGAGACTCAAGCACCAACCAAACACTTCTTTGATCGTATGCCGATAGTTTATTTAGAAGAAGAAGAAGTTGAGTACGAATCAGTAAAACACCTCATTGATCGTTTTGAGAATAGGTTTAGTAGATTCGCTGATACTAACGATTATTTTTCTAGTCCATTTTTCAAAGCCACTGGAAATATTGATAACGTTCCCACAAGAGACGAAACAGGGTCAATTTACATGATGGATCTAATTGAAACCCCACAAGGCCAAATTATTCCTAGTGATCTTGATGTAGTAGGTTGGGATTCAGCACCAGAGTCAACCAAGTTAGAATTTGAAATAACCAAGGCTTTGATATATGACCTATCAGCAACCCCAGATCTATCGTTAAACAACCTGAAAGGCATTGGAAACGTTTCAGGAATCGCATTAAAACTGATGTTCCTGAATAGTATCATAAAAGCTAGTTTCAATGAATCTATTTATAAACCATTTGTTGAAAGAACAATAAGCCTAATTCGGTCCGGAATGGAAGGTGCTAAACTTGGAAATCCTAATAGAGAGATCTATATTGATGTGAAGTTCACAAGTATTCTGCCTGAAAACCTAACAGAAATAATTGAGAATCTTTCAGTAGCTACTGGAAATAAATCAATAATGTCACAGGAATCGGCATTAGAACACAATCCATTAGTAACCGATACCAAAGGTGAATTGGAAAGGATCAAAACGGAATCTAGCGAAACACTAGGAGAAACATTTAATTTACCTCAATAATGGAAAAGCAATTAGAGTTGGATCAAAAAAAAGAGATCAAGGAAAAAATCAATTCTTTCATGAATTTTTGGAAAGAAGAAAATTACAGTTCGGCATATTCAAGAACAGCATTAACTTTTAGGTCAAGGCATGATGTAAATGATCTAAAAACCATAATCGGTTTTAAAGTAAATACATCAATACCACAAGGTATTTTTTTCATTACTCCATGTGTTGCTGATTGTCATGTGTTAGTAACGACCCACGCAAGTAAATTCAAACTAAGGATTAGACTTATGAAAGAGTTAGCCCCTTTTGTTCCTTCGGAAGCAGGAGAGTGGCTTATTAGCCCACAATCAATTAAACGAATAAAAAGTTAGTTATGATATTATTCAGCCCAATATCATTGCTAGTTTATATGGATGATGATGAAAGTCAAAATTTAAGAAAACTAGGATTAGGAAGTGATGATGATCAGGTATTATGGAATGATAAAGTTAATCTGCATTGGTTTTATACGATAGACACTTTAGCATCATATGAAAAAGATAACCGAATTTCTATTATTACTGCAGGTGGTTTTGATTTTTATGTAAAATGTGACACCTATGAAATTATGGAAATGGTAAAAGAATCAATGAATGGCAACAAATCTATGTCATAGAAAATTAGTTTCATTGTTGTCTAAACAGGATAACCAAATGAGTAGGCTTTATTCGGAAAAAGCGAATGAACTTGCTGCAGTCCTGAAACGCTACAAATCCAAATCCAAATCTGATGTATGGAAAGGAAATGCACAACTTGAAAAAGAGGTGGAAAAAATACTATTAGGTTTGGATGCTGATTTCAAAAGGAATCTTCTAGTTAATATTGGATCTGGTCAGAATCTAGCAAATGATTGTTTGGATCTGCAGACCACAAGTTATTTGCGTGGAATGGATCTTGACACCAAAGATCGTGAAAGACAGTTCTACAGGGATCTAACGGCCTTGACAAGTTGGAAGAATTACAGAATGAAAGGGTTGAATTTATCTGATAGAGTTTGGAAGTTGGATGAACAAACCAAAGAGCAAATGGAATTTTTCATAAAGGAAGGTTTGGCAGAGGGAAGGGATGCACCTAGTTTGGCAAGAGATATTAAAGCATACCTGAAAGAACCCGACAAAAGGTTTAGAAGGATCAGAAACGATGAAGGTAAATTAGTTTTATCGGCACCTGCAAAACTCTACAAGCCTGGGCAGGGTGTTTATAGATCCAGTTATAAGAATGCATTGAGAGTTGCCAGAAACGAAATCAATATTGCATATCGATATGCTGATCATGAAAGAGTGCAGACATTGGATTTCGTAAAAGGAATTAAAGTCAATTTATCCAACGCACACCCTAAATATGACATTTGTGATGAATTGCAAGGAGAGTACCCAAAAGGTTTTAAATTCTTAGGTTGGCACCCCAATTGCTTATGTTTTACCACCACAGTACTGATGAATCAGAAGGAATTTATCAATTTCGTAAACACTAAGGCACGAACTTCAAAAGACATAACAACTATACCGGCACGTGCCCAAAAGTTCTTAAATGCAAATTCCGATACAATTAAGGGTTACAAGAATAAACCATACTTCATTGCAGATAATTTCAAGAACACTAAAGAAGGTTTTGCTATTAAAAGCCATGTGACCAAATGAGAAAAGCCAAACTACTTAGTACGACTGAAAGATACTTGCAGAAGTGGGAGCCACTGATTACGCATGAGCAGATCTTTATACAATTCCAAGAGGTTGTTTTGGTGCATAAAAAATTTGAGCGATATTTGAAGAAAAATAAGATAAAGTTCACCATGCCAAGAAAGTCCAAGAAGCACTTAGAACGCAGGAGAGTATTTATACATTGGTACATTGACAGTAACGATGATAAAACTCATAGCGAGTGTGTGAAGGATCTTGAAAGGCTTCTTATGATCTCGGAGTCTACAATATATGCGGTCATTTACGCATACCGATGATTTACTACTATAAATAAAAACCTTGTCATTATTCTTTAAGTTGCCCTATTCAATATTACATTAGTCGAAATTAATTTAATCTAATCGTAATAATTATGAATAAGAAACTCAGAGTAAAACTGATTAACGCTTTAAAATTGGCGGGAATGAGTGAGGGTCTAGCTTCAATGTTTGAAAACAAAACAGAAGCAGAAATCAATGCCTTTATTAATGATTTGCCAGTAGTGGATGCAGACAGTGATGAAACCACTTTAACTGTAGACGAATTGGCTACAAGTCCACTATTAGTTCAGGCAGTTGAAAAATTAGGATTTGACAAGATCCTATCAATGTCAAAGGTGATGCAATCGGCACACGACAAAAAGGTCGATAGTGGAATCAAAACATTCAAAAAGAGATTTTTACAGGATGATTACAATGAGGAAGGTGAAGAAAATAAACCGACCACTAAATTACCTGATGATACGCCAGAATACGTTAAGGCAATGATGTCTAAATTGGATTCGGTGACGCAAGAATTAGATTCTATTAAAAATAAGAATCAGGTTAATTCTAAATTGGATGAAGCCAAGGGTAAAATGGAAAAAAGCAAGTTGCCTAAAAATCTTCAAACGAAGTGGATTAGTCGTATTGATCTTAAATCAGAAACTAGCGTGGATGATCAGATTGAAGCGCTTGAGACTGAATACGCAGAAGTTTACACGGACATCGCAGGAACGGATACCTATTCGTTTAGTGACAGGACGGACAAAAACCAAAGCAAAATGACCACAGCCGACGAAAAAGAATTGGCTGAAATGGCAAAACAACTTTAATTAATTTTTAAAATTTAAGACATGGCAGAGATTATTGGTAGCGATAGCGTTGTTACAGGAGGTAAGAATGTAGTCGAAAAAATGTTAGCTGATGTACCTGGCGGTGCAGAGTTAGATTTGACAGGAGTAACTACAGAGTATGATTCTGATGGTTATATTCCAGAAGGAACACCGATCATTGTTGTTTCAGGTAAGTACCGACCTTTGTTGGAAGCTAACTTGGAAGCTGACGATGATAAGGTAGTAGGTATTCTGTATCAAGAAGTTCCTAAAGCAAAACCTTATGCATCAATTTGTATAAGAGGGGTAGTGAACGAAGCTAAATTGCCTTTTGCAATCAATGCAACCGTAAAAGGAGCATTGCCCGGTATTTCCTTCATATAAGGATCAAAATAATTTATTAACATTTAATATTTAAGAAATGGCAATTAAAAGATTTCAAGACGTAACCCAGAAAGCCTTAGAAGTGGTATTAGCTGGATTACAAGAGCCAAGCTTCGCATATAGAAGTTTGTTCCCTGCCCAATTCACATCGAATTTATCTTGGGAGAGTTTGGAAGCTGATGGCGATTTGACCATTAGTGCTGATGTCATTGCACACGATTCTAGTGCAAGGCTAAAAAAACGACCTGATGCGACTATGCAGACTGGTGCAATCGAGAAAATATCTCTTTTGAATCAAGTTAGCGAGAAGCAGTTACACAACCTTTATGCTTTACAGAACAGCCCTAGAGGATTGGAAGCACAGATCTATAAGATCATATTTGGTGATGTTGGAAGATCTTACAGGGGTGTGCATATGAGATTGGAAGAAATGGCAATGCAGGCTTTGTCTACAGGAGTTGTAGATATTACCAGTTCCAACAACATTGGAGTGTTGACCAAAGCGACCTTTGGTATTCCTTCTGGAAACAAGAAAGGTGCAGCCGTTATTTGGAGTACTGCAGCAACTGCAAAACCAATTGCAGATTTGAAAGAGCGTGTAAGATACGCTAAAGGCAAAGGGTACAAAGTACAGGCCATTTATATGGAAGAAACTACCTTTGACCTTATGAGAGCGACAACCGAAGTTAAAGAGCAGTATTCTGGCCTTTTAGGATTGTCTGTAGGTTACTTATCTCCTACCTTGGAACAGATCAATGTGATCTTGAACAGCAATGGTTTACCACCTATTGTTATCATAGATTCAACTGTGACAATTGAAGGTAAAGATGGATCATTGACCACTTACAGCCCATGGAGTACAGGAAAAGTTGCTTTCCTATCTTCACCCACTGCCGGTAGCACTCAATTTACTTTGACTGCAGAGGAAAAAGTGGAAGGATATGCTGATCCTGCAGCAATGGCAGCAAACAGGGATATAGTACGGATCACTCGTTGGAATGACAGAAACCCATTCAGGGTTTACACCAAAGGGGAGTCAGTAGCGTTCCCGACCCTAAACAATGTAAAAGGAATTTTCCTTTTGAACACTCTAAACGCAACAACTTGGAGTTAATACCTTAGTGCAATGACTATCGAAGATGCTATAAAATCTAACCCAACATTTGTGAACGTTCCAGATCGAGTAATCGAGTTGGCGTTCACAAGCAGGGGGGTTGAAATGACCGATGATTATACGGCTAGTGAATTGAAAAGTATGGAACTGATTTCAGCAGATCTTTATTTGGAATTAGCCACCGTTCCCAATTATAGAGAAGGTGAGTTAACAGTACAGGCAAATAGAGATATATTGATGTTGAGGGCCAGAAACATTTACTTGAAGTATAACGATGATAAGTACCAAGAATTAGGTTACACAAAACTAGATTTGAAGATCACTAAACTAGGATGATAACACGATACCCACATATGGCCAAATTAATTGTACCAGAGTTGCTAACTGATACAGAAGATGGGATCGTAGGTGTAACTGAAAACGAATGTACCACCATTTCATTAACAGGACGTTTTGAGCATAAAAGCGGACTGGACAGGGGGTATAACGCTAAGTTTTTCATGCCAAAATCTAAGGGTGTGTTAAAACTGTTTGGTATGGAGAATACCTTATTTCGCTATGAGGGTAGAAAATGGGATATAGTTAGAATTATACCAATGCAAACCCACACAGTGATATGGCTAAATTAAATGGACTGAAAGCACTCTTTACTACTAAGCAGATCGAAAACGTTCTGGATCAGAGAAGGAAGGAGTATGATGAAAGAGCAATAAATGTTCTAGCTTATCAGGGCGAACAGTTTATTAATAGAGCGCGAACTATAAGTACCTATATTGACAGAACTGGAAATTTAAGAAGTAGCATTGGTTACTTAATTCTTAGGGATGGTCAAGTCGTTACCAGAAACTTTGCAGGGTCTAGTAAGGCGAATACCATTGAAGGGAAGTCAGTTGGATTGGCATACGCCAACGAAATTGCCCAACTTTATCCAAAAGGATATGTTCTGATAGGGGTAGCAGGGATGCGCTATGCAGCGTATGTAGAAACAAAGGGGTATGATGTTATTACAGGCAGTGTACCAAGTGACAACGAGTTTAAAAATTTACTAAGTGCAATCCAGTTTTGATATATTATCGGGAGTTTTCAAGATCCTGAATCCGGTACTAAAAACCGAGATCAGTGGGAAAGTGATCATAGGCGATGAAGAAATGGGTGATCAGAATGAAAACGTTTGCATAAATCTTTTGAACAATCGGGTCCAATATCTACAAGAGGGGTTCTTAAATATTAACGTTCATATCATGGGCATTAATGAAGATGTAGCAAATTTGAAAAGGATGAAGGAATTAGTGGATCTTATCTTTCCACTGGTAAATGAAAAGGAGCATTATTTTGAAGATCACCAAATTACACTTCATTTAAACATTGAAGATGATAAAGGGGTTTTCAAGAGCCAAGAGAGTAAGGGAAAGTTTTTTTACAATATCAAAATAAATTATTTAACATTATAAAATTTAAAAATCATGGCAAAGAATGATAACGTTTTAGGTGTTGCGAAGATTGAGATCGGTGCCCCAGGTGATGGGATAATGGGTGCAAGTTTGACAGAATTTAACGTAGTTGAACTAAACTCTACTAATTTCGATGGTTCGGAAGCCAATGAAGAAACGATAACCACAGAGCAGGAAGATGCCTATTTGACATTATCTGCAGCGGCAAACCCAAACATTTTAACCTTTAGGTTATTTGAAGTTTTCGGGGATGCATTAGTATTACTGATGGGTGGTACGTACACTGATGGAACAAAAACATGGGATGCACCAGAAAGTATAGCAGATACTTATCTGTCTGTTAGATTGACCAGTAAGGCAATCAATGGATTCTACATGACAATTGAGTTCCCTTATGCTAAAATTTCTGCAAGGCATCAAGGTACGATCACTAAAAACAACCTATTGGCAATTGATGTGACAGCTACGGCTAATACACCAGTTTCCGCAGGAGGTACAAAAGGGGCACCGTACACCATTAAAAAGGTAGCGGTAACATAGTGTTTATTGATTAGTTGAATTGGCCTGTCTATTCGTAGATGGGCTTTTTTATTCGATTTATCTTTTTTATATAAATATTTATACATATATTTACTGTAATAAACATTTAAACATCACAATATCATGAACTCCGACGAACTTATAAAGAAGTTACTTGACTTCAATGAAGATCTTACCTATGCCTATAATTTTGGGTCAGATCCTAATCAAATAGCTGAAATGAAAGCCAAGTTTGATGAAATGTTGCCCGAACTTGCATTACTTTGTGAGATCCATTCTGGAATATAGTCAAACAACCCACAGGAAGTCACCACGTATAACACCACAGCGAAACAACGTATGAGAGACACAATACCAACCCCATTGCTAAATAAACGCATCAGAACGCTTAAAAACGATCTTTTAGAGTTGAAACAAGGAAAAGTGATAAAATATTATGAGTTCCTTGATCATGTAGCACCCAAGGAGTTCAAGACTCTTTACTATGCGGATAGCGAATTTTTGAGAATGAGCCGATCAAGTATAAGGATCATGGTCAAACTCAATCTACAGCACAGATTTATACCGCATCATTTATTTGGAATAGAAATCGATTTAGAAAAACAGTAGGTCATGAGAGTTTTAAGTATGAACATGAGTGAGAATCAAATAATAAAAACCGTTGTAGTTAATTCAGCTAAAGGAATATTCAATACGCCAGAACCAAATGACTATTTTTGGAATTGCCGGTTTTGGATTGAAAAGTATGATGCTATGATTATTTTCACAAGGGATTCTGGGCACCATACTTGTGGATGGTGGAAAAATCCAGATTATGAAAGGTGCTATCATTTGTCAATCAGTTTTGTAGATAAATTTGGAAATAGGAAACCCCACAAAATGAAGATAGCTCATAAATTGGTTGAAATGTTTTTTGGATTTAGTAAAAATTTAGTGTGGTGTGAACCTCCTTATTCTAATGTTGGAATAAAAAACGATGTCTGGCATTATAGATTATTTTGCGATCCAAATTGGAGACCAATAAAACCCAGAAAGGAAGTTTACTCTACAAATTTTACAGAAGTTGGATGGAAGTCATTTAGTGAAATTAACAAGATATGAACAATTATAAGATCACATATAGGAACCATTGCGGAATCAGTGAAATAGTAATACCTGCATTTGGTATATTGTCAGCCATTGAGACGTTTTCTTCAAACTTGAATGTTACTTCTATTCATATATTGAAGATTGAAAAGGTACAGTAGAAATAATGAAAACACGAATTCCACTTTCAAGGCATCAGAAAATGGTTCTATCTATATTGATAAGACCTATTAACTTGTGTGGAATAACTGGAACTGAATTGCACGAAAAAATTCAACACGGGTCAGCCTGGGTTGTTACCGAATACCTATTGAGTAATCTTATTAAACTGGAATTGATTATGAAATGTGAAAACGAAAACGAATACCAGATAACCATAAAAGGAGTTGTAGAATTAATTAAAATAGAACAAAATGCCAATTGATTATAATAAGTACCCAGACAACTGGTTAACAGAAATAAGGCCAAGAATATTAAATAGAGCGTGTGATAAATGTGAGAATTGTGGATTAGAAAACCATTCAAATGTTTACTCTATAAAACTTAATGTAAAAGAAAATGGAAAATACAAAAAAAGAACAATATGGTTCAGGAGCATTGAAGATGCAGAACGTGAAAAAATAGATGGAATTGTAAAGACTGTTAAAGTAATCCTTACAATTGCCCATTTAGATCATGATGAAGAAAATGAGAATATAAGTGATGATCGACTAAAGGCACTTTGTCAATTGTGCCATTTAAGGTATGATGCATTTGAAAAATATCGAAGAAGTTTTCTTTTTTAGAATTAAATAGTTTTTCTTTTGGATATATAAATATTTATACTATCTTTATTGTATAATTAAACATTTAACATCACATCACATCATGAAAACTACCTTTATTCATTCCGAAAACTTTGTGAACGCACTAGTTCAAATTAAAAGATCAGAGATCCAGTACAACCTTTGGGAAATGTATCGTGACGGATCAATAATGTATGATCATTTCAAAACCCAATTCCTAGCACTTAGTAACAGGTCAGATTTTGAACTTGAATTTCTTAATCAATGGTTAGATAAAAACGAATTGAATTTCTCTACAGGATCTAACAGCATGAAAGATGCAATACTTGATTTTGAGATTGATTCCGTCGATGGAATTTATGGCGAAGAAATTGCCATTCTGGAAAAGGCTTTATATGACCTTTTAGCCAAGTACAAATAATATCATTACATACTAAATATATTAAACATGGAAAACGATAGTAAATTGGATTATGAGGAAATCGTAATTAAAGAGTTGATAAAAAGCCTTGGAGGGAATAGATTTTTTGCAATGACAGGAACACAACCAAAATTCAGATCAACTAAAGATAATGGAGACGTTGAAACCATATTCAAGCTAAAGAGGAACCTAAGTAAATGTAACTATATGAAAATCATATACAGAAGGTGTTCAGATCTTTATGACATGGAATTTATTAAGGTTAACGGAACCGAAATACATATTCTTAAAGAGTACAAAGGGGTATATTGTGATATGCTCACAAATATATTTTCTAAAACAACTGAAATGTACACACAATTATAAAATTAGTTTAAACATTTATAAAAACATCACACAATGAAAAATTACACTAAATCAGGCAAATCCATTAAAGTATCAGAGGTACAACTTAAATACATTCAGAAAGTGCCAAAATCAGAAAGGTTTAAAATTACATCTTCCAGATCGGCTAACGACCTAGTAAGAACGGTAATCGATGATGATCAAATTGATCTTAACGAAAAAGTTCATCTTATATGCATGAATAATTCCAATGATGTAATTGCGGTTTCAGAATTATCAGTTGGATCTTCAAATGGTTGTCTGGTAGACATTAAAAATGTATTGGTTACAGCACTTAAAGTTAGAGCATGTGGATTGATATTATTACATAACCATCCGTCAGGAACATTAAGGCCGAGCAACGCAGATCGGGATTTGACCAAAAGAGTAAAAGAAGCAGCAAAAATGATTGACATAAGTTTACTTGATCATTTGATTTATACACGTGAATCTTATGTCAGCTTTGCAGATGAAAGTTGGTTGTGATTGTGTTTTTTAAATTGGGAAAGGGAAGGTTTGATGGCCTTCCTTTTTTTTGTTAGGTAGATATTATATAATTTAGTCGAAAATTGTTCATAAAGCACTATCAATGAATACCGAACCCATTACCCCAGAAGTAGAGATAAAAAGCAAGAAACAGGTTTTAAATGCTTTGATCAGTAGACCTAGTAAGTATCACGTAAAAGTGGTAAACAATACTGAATTGCCAGAAGCCCTAAAAGACAAAGAAGAAATTACGTTTGAGGTAAAACCACCTGTATTGTCTACACTGGAAAGAATAGGTGTTATAGCCCTGGGCATACCTGATGAAGTGTTCAGTGAAGATTCCAAAAATGTAAAATATCTTAGGTATCTGAAAGAAATGTGCGAAATGATTGCTATTTTTTCCCATGGTTATTCAAAAAAAGAAATGCCCTTATGGTATGTGCCTTTTTTACTTGATAATTTGACTACAGAAGAAATGGCAATTATACTTCATGAGTCAATGGCAAAATGTAAGACTGATTTTTTTTTACCCTGTACCCAAATTGTAAAGCTACTAAACCCGATGATGATGATGAAAATAGAGAAGGAGACGAAAACGAGTTAGAAGATGAAGATAACCGTTTTAACCCTTATCAATTCGTAGGAACGTGCATGAGTCATTTCGGTATGACTTATAATTACTGCAGAAATAAAATTTCCTTCCAAAACCTGATAATGCTTAGTGCCAGTGTTCCTAGATTCGAGAGTAAATTAAAAAAGGATCAGGATGGTGGAAAGGTAGAAAAAAAGCAACCTCATTTATTCAATATACTTAGTGGCATGATGCCAGACGAAAGCTAGTTAAGTCTAGTCATTTCTGGAAGGAAAATCATAATAAAGTCATTGAGTTCATACTTATGATCAAATACTTTTAAGTACTCTTGATCGGCCTCAAAGTTAAATTCTAAATGCTTGTTTCGGAGGTAGATTGTATTTCCAACTCTTTTGTAATATTCAAAAGGAAATGTCAAATAGTCCTCGAATGGTGGAATGTGTGTCATAATTTCATCAGTTTACTACTATAAACTTTGGGATTTAAGTTACTAAAAGCGTACTGACTAAACAAAGTACTTTTAGCTAAAACATTTTAGATATGCCAGTTAGAGGTGAAAATTCGCTATTCTTTGCGACAGGGTTGGACAATTCTGGATTAGAGCAAGGTAAATTTGATGCAATAAATATCATTAGTAGTTTAGGTAGTGCTATCAGCAAAATAAATCCATTTGCCGGTTTAGCAGTTGGTGCAGCAGCAGCATTTGCAGCAATATCCAATGAAGCATTCCAATTTGCCAAGATCTATGAACAGGCCATGTTGGAGGTAAGGACAATATCAAAAGCCGCTAATGCTGATTTTAAAGGCATAGGAAGTGACATTTTCCAATTATCACAACAAACCCTTGATGATCCTGTAAAACTTGCCAAGGCTTACTATCAAGTGGTATCTGCAGGATATGATGGTGCAGAAGGATTGCGAGTTTTGGAGACAGCGAGTAAAGCAGCCGTTGCAGGTGTTACCGATACATTAACCGCAGCCGATGGTTTGACAACTATCATGAACGCATTTGGTGAATCTGCAGAAAATGTAGATCAGATTGCAGATGCCATGTTCAAGACGGTAGAGTTAGGTAAAACTAATTTTGCTCAATTATCTTCTTCCATGTCACAGGCGGCACCTTTGGCGGCTTCATTGGGAGTTTCTTATAATGAGATATTGGCAGCCGTTGCTTCATTGACGAAACAAGGTGTACCAACAGCACAGGCATTTACCCAAATAAGAGCCGCATTGATCGGGGTTAATAAGGAACTTGGTGATGGTTGGAGTAAAGCCTATACTTTTCAGGATGCCATGCAAGAAGTATCAGAACGGACAAATGGATCTGTGCAAAAACTACAGGAAGCCACAGGAACAATTGAAGCCGTTGGTGCAATATTGGCTACTACAGGAAAGAACGCAAAAGGAGCAGCAGAAGATCTTAGAGATATTGAATCAGCAGCAGGGAGCGCCAGAAAAGCATTTAGTGTAATGGCATCAGGGCAGATCAATCAAATTGAGATCCTAAGAAACAGAGTTAGGGCATTGACAGAATCTATTGGAAATGAGTTGCTTGATGTGGCAAATAAGGCTGCGGGATTTATTGTTGACTTGACAGATCCCAGTAATTTTGCAGCAGATCTATACCAGAAGGAAAGGGTGGAACTACAGCAATTAAGGGATGAACTTGAAAGGGGTGGTGTTGCCCAAGAAAGAAAAATAGAGATCATTGACATATTAAAAGACAAGTACCCCTCATTTTTGGAAAACATCAAAAACGAAGGTGTTTATACTGGTGAAATTGAAAGTGCTTTAATCGGTGTTAATGAACAGCTTTTAAAGAGGATAACCCTTGAGTATAACAAAGAAGCAGTTGCAAAGAAAGGACTGGAATATTCTGAAAAATTAAGAGAGTTCCAAAGTCAGGAAAAAGTAGTTCAAGAAGAAATTAACAAGTTGTATCGTGAGAACGAATTTGTAAGAGCTACCATTGATAAAAATTCAGGCAGATCATTTAACGACCAAGTGACTGAAATTGAAAAGTTGGGATCTTCAAAAACTAGAGTTCTGGTTAGTCAATATGCTATTTTAAGAGATCTCGGAAAAGACCAGTTGAAAGCACAAAGAGAGTTGAACGCATTACTTGGAGAAGAAAGCCAAGCCAGGGCAGAGATAATTGAATTTAAACCCACTGCAGTAACTGATACAGAAGGAGCCGACCTTGGAAACGATCTTTCAGAATATGAAAAGTATTTGGCTGAAAAACAAAAAGCATACAAGGCTTATGAAAATGAGATTGTCCAATTAGGAAAAGACAGGGCTTTGGAGATAAATAAACAATTGTTATCAGAAGGTGAAGATTATTATACTTTCCTACAGAATCAATTGGAACTGTACAAAAACAGTATTTCCGAGCAAAAAGCAATTGCAGAAGCAGCAGAGAAAGCCGGAATAAGTGGTTTCACCAGAGACAATGACGTACAGAAAATTGAGGTTGAAATACAACCACTGGTTCAGAATATTAAAGTAGACAGGACTTCTATAAATGCCATTGAAAAAGAATTGTCAGCACTTGATAAAAAGTGGAGGGCAGCAATTGATCAAGCTGAAAGGGATAAACTGAAAACGATAATAGATGCCAAGAAAAAAGAGTTGGATCTAGCTAAGGATAATATTGAAACAGAAATTAGCTTGTATGAAGGAGTTAATATTTCTCTACAATCTTTCACTAATCAGCAATTAAATGGTTATATCGATTACTGGAATAAAAAACTAAAACAGGCAGAAAAAGGAAGTGATCAAGAGTTAGAGATCATTTCCAGGATAAACCAAGGTGAAAGGCAGAAATGGCAAAACAACATTGAAGTAATTAAAACTAGCTTGAATGAAGTTGCTACTGTATTTGAAGATGCCGGCGACACAATTACTTCTGATTTGATAAAGGCTTTTAAGGGTGTTGTATCTCAATTGGATAATTTATTTACGGCATTGGATAAAAACGCTAGTCCTACAGAAAAAATATCTGCAGGTGTTTCTAGTGCCATTACCTTAATTGGCCTAGTGGTCAATGCATCAGATAAAAGGAAAAAGGCCGAGGAAGAATATTACCTTTCAGTTATCGGGTACCAAAAGCAGTACAACCAATTACTGAATGATCAAATTTTAGCAAGGGAGTCTATAAATAGAAACATATTCACCACTGATTATATTAATGAGTTGCAGGCAGCTATGGAAGCATTGACCGATGCAGGTGTTAATTATTCTGAAAGTATTGATCAACTTGTGGAAGGACAGGCTAAGCTAGGACAAAAAAATGCTATTGATTGGGGTGCAATAGGAACAGGTGCAGGAGCAGGAGCCGCATTAGGCGCAACTGTTGGAGGTTTTGTAGGTGCTGCGATTGGTGCTGTTGTTGGTGGTTTAGTTGGGTTGTTTGGTGGCAAAAAGAAAAAGGATCTATTTGGAGAATTATTAGCTGAATATCCTGATCTAGTACAAAGATCTGCAGATGGTCAAGAAAAGTTTAATAAGGAATTGGCCCAAACCCTTATCGATCAAGATTTGGTAAACAAAAAAACGAAGCTACTTATTGAAGATACCATTAAGTGGACGGATCAAATGGAAGAAGCAAGAAAGCAGATCGAAGATGTATTGGACACTTTAGCCGGAGGTCTTGGAAATAGTTTGAGGGATAATTTGGTAACTACCTTTGAGCAGGGTGGAAATGCTGCAGAAGCCATGGGTCAAACAATTTCGGAAGTTTTAGAAAACATCTTAGAGCAACTTATTTTTGATGAAATATTTTCCGAGCAGTTTAAGAAATTGCAAGAAGAAATGAAACGATCTTACGATCTTGGAGGTGATGGAAATTGGGTAGATGATTTTGCAAGATTCTTTGAACAGAGTAAAACTTTGACAGATGATTTTAATAAAGCATTATTGGAAGCGCAAAGCGCCAGTGAAGATTTTGGGTTTGATATTTTCCAACCAGACAAATTAGATAGGCAAGGTTTAACTGGTGAGATCTCTACTATTACAGAAGATACGGCAAATGTATTGGCAGGGGCAGTCAATGGAATCAGAGTAGATGTTTCTATTGGTTTGGCTGCAGCAAGGGAGAGCAATTTGTATCTTTCAATGATTTCTGTAAATACTGGTCAGATAATAGATCAAATAGGTGTTACAAATCAGCGATTGTTGAACATTGAAAAAAGTTTATCATAATGAAAATTGGAGGTACAGATACAAAACATTGGGGCTTAATTCCTTTAAAGACTACAGGGGCATTGGATATGCCTGGGCGATTAGATGAATACGCTTATGATTGGGGGGATACAATTCAGCCTATATTCTCACAAATGGCATGGCAGGGAAGAAATATAGATGTTGAGTTTCTTTATGATCCAAGAGTACAAGATGGTACATTTGATGATGATTTAAATCCTTTTGACAATTTTGTACAATTATATAAAAACACAGCAAATCCAACTACTTTAGAGTTAACTGAAAGATCAGGTAGTTTAGGGATATACAATGTAGTTGTTGACAGGATTTATGATCACAGAAGATTTAAGGCTAATGACACTGTAAAAATCAGGTTTTATGAAAGAATTCCGGTATTCAATGGAGTTTTGCCAACAAAGATCACTCCTGCACCAGATATTAGTTTGGATGGTTATAAGTTTTCTTCCTTTGGCATTGTAATAAGCAAGATACATGATTTATCTACTGTCTCAGAAGCAAAAGCGAGTTCTATAACACAATATAACCTAGCGCAAAAGAAAAGCGCTTACAGGGGCTTAAATTCATTCAAGTTGGAATGTTACTGTATAGCATCATCATCACAGGATCTTTTGATAAAGATGGAATCGTTTAAAAAACTTATGGCATCTGCAAAGCCATTGACTTTTAAATACAAAACCTACTTGTTTTCTACATTTTTTGCAGTGGGGTTCAAGGTGGAAAAAAGAGGTAAAAGATTAGCAAAATTTGATTTAAATCTATTCAGAGTATGATAATTTACAGAGGTATAATAAATGTGGTAGATGCACCTATTGATGATAATAGTATTTTAAAACATACTTTAATGGGTGAACACGTGATTAACATGACTTTTAGTTTGGAAACTTTTGTTGATGTTAGGATCGGTGATTTCATAAATTGGAGGGGCCGAAAATACAAGGCTATAAAACAGCCGGTAATTAAAAAATCAAAATCCAATTCTTTCCTGTACAATGTAGACTTTTATGCGCCACAGTATAATTATGATCAGGCATTATTTCTTCTGGATGGTATCAATGATTTTTATTTATCAGGAACAGTTGAAACTTTTGTTTTCCTGATCAGAGACAACATGAATAGAGCAGGTGGAACAGGTGTTTATGGTGTAGGAACATACCCGACTACAAGTTTTAAAAACATACAGTTTAATCAAGATACTTGTCTAAGTTCACTGCAGAAGATTTGTGTAGAATTTGGTCTGGAATATAAATTTGCCGACAACGGTCTTTCATTTAATGTAGCTGAAAGTGTTGGTGTTGCTACTGCATTGAGTTTTCAATTTAAAAATGGTTTACGTGATATTGAAAGAAAAGAGTTAAACGATGGTCAGTTTATGACTCGATTGTACCCTTATGGATCTGAAAGAAATATCATTTATGGTGATTATGGATCAAGGCGGTTGCAATTAACGTCCGGAACAAAATACATTGAAAACAATATTTCAACATTTGGTGTCATTGAGAAGTCGGTAATATTTGAAGATATTTACCCAAGAAGATTAGCTAATGTTCAAGACATTGATTTGTTAGATCCAACAAAATTCAAAGATTATTCAATTGATTTTGATTTAAACGATCAATTATCAAGTAGTATTGCAAAAGTGACTTTTAATTCTGGATTATTGGCAGGATATGAGTTCGAAGTTGAAAAGTATAACCATACCACAAAAGAGTTTACTTTAATTGCAATTACTACTGATCAGGATGAAACTTTGCCAAATGCAATATCAAAACCACAAGTAGGTGATCAATACGTTATACATGATATTGTAATGCCTGAAAGCTATATAACTGCAGCAGAAACAGAATTGTTGAGCAGGGCCAATGAATATTTGGCAAAGTATAGCGTTCCAAATGTTATATATGAAATAAAACCAGATCATGTTTGGTTTAGATCCAACGTGGTTACATTGAATGTAGGCGATATTATTCAAATTGTTGATACTGACTTTGGAATTACTATATCTACAAAAGTTGTTGAAATTCAGCAAAGTTTGGCAGATCAATATAAATACGTGATCAAGGTTGGAAACAATTCGTTTGTTACTCTACTAAACAGGGTGCAAATAGGAATTGAGGTTAATAATGAAAATATTGTAAAAGAAAGAATTGATCGAACTGCCGAGCGAATAAGAATCGCTCAAAAAGTAAAGGATCTAAACACAGTTACCAAAGATATTTTTGATGTAGATGGATATTTCAACAATGAGAAAATCAAACCTTTATCAATTGAGACGGCTGCATTAAGCGTAGGTGCAAAGCCGTTAAACATGAACATTGTTGGTTTAGAGTTAGATCCTAATAGGTACGGCATAAAAAACAAAATATATAATACTTCATGTACTTTGGTTCATTTCACGATTGAGCCAATAGTAAAAGAATTTGCAATACCTTCAAATACGGTAGATCTTATCAATGATCATGCATACTATATTTATGCTGTTTGTAATCCAACAACAAATCAAGGAATAATCGAGTATTCGTTAGAGCAAAAGAAAATTGATCATAGTGCAGGTTTATATACTTTTTTACTTGGTTTCCTTCATGCAGGAATTTTAACTAATGGAGCAATCAGAAGAAATATTTCGCTTACTTACGGGCAAACTTTTATAAATGGAAAGTTCATCACTACAGGAAAGATCCAAAGTTTAAATGGATATAATTATCTTGATCTTGATAATGGCAGTTTATTACTTAGTGATGGTGGATTTAACGGGATGGATTGGAATGTGACAAATCCAAATACATTAACTATAAAAGGGGCGTTATTTCAGAATAAATTTGGTGGCGAGGGTTCTTTGCCTTTATGGAGGGGTGACTATAATAATACCACTATTTACGCCAAAGATGATGCGGTTTATTATTCTGGAAGCACTTATATTGCGATAGGAACCTTGTTTTCCGGTGCACCACCTACAGATATAACGAAGTGGAAAATAATGGCAGCAAAAGGATTGGACGGTGAAGGAACCACAACTTATACTTGGATCAAATATGCCGATACTGCAGGAGGTTCTGGTTTAAGTAACGATCCAACTGGAAAAACATATATTGGTCTTGCCTATAACAAACCTACTACAACAGAAAGTACAAATCCTGCAGATTATTCTTGGTCTCTAATAAAAGGAGTAGATGGCGTAGATGGTTTGCAGGGATATACTTGGATCAAATATTCTAATAACGCAGATGGAACTGGCTTATATGATATTCCTAATGCATTTACTGAATACATAGGAATTGCAGTTAACAAATTTGATGCATCTGAAAGTACTAATAAAGCTGATTATGTGTGGTCAAAGTTTAGAGGTGATGATGGTGTACCTGGCACTGATGGTTCAGATGGCCCAGGACTTGTTTATCGAGGAGTTTTCTATAATGGAATGACACTTTACAATAATTCCGTAAGACGTGATGTAGTAAAATCAGGAAGCACATACTACATTTATAATTTTACTGATGCCTTGGTTCAATCTTCATTTGTTGTTGGTAGGTTTCAGAATTTCGGTGCTCAATTTGAAAGTGTCGCCACAAATCTACTTTTAGCAGAATCAGCAAACATTGCGGACTTCATTATTAACGGTGGAAAAATATCTAGTCAGACAGTAGTAGGATCAGATCCAAGGTTACAGTTTAACGGAAATACAGGGGTAATTACCCTTAAAAGTAATAAGACAATTTACAATGAACTTGATACCGCATCTGTAGTAGTGCAAACGATCAAAATAGATAGTTCTACAGGGCAAATAATTTCTACTCATTCTGGAAATGCATCACAAGAGTCAGCCACCTCAATATTAGATACTGATGGTTTGAACTTAAATTTTGCAGGAAATTCAATTAACGGATCTACTGCAGGTGAAGGTGCTTTTACTAAGAAGATGGGTATTAAAGCAGATGTTCGTGCTAAACTTAGGGTTTATGGTGGAGGTAGCAATACTTCGGTAATTGGAGTTTATGGAAAAGCAACCAATAATTATGCTACTGTAAACGAAAGAGCACCTACATTTGGTGGTTGGTTTGAAAGAATAATGTGTAGGGGTCTTTATACTTCTGTAAGAGCAATAACAAGTGGAGTAACATTAAATTCTACTGATTGTTATGTTTATGCCTCTGGTATAAATTACACTACATATTTACCTAGTGAAATAAACAACCTTGATGGAAGGATGATTTTGTTTCAAGCAAAGGGTACAAAGACTATTGCAGGATCAGATGGTAATACAATTGAGTTTTCTCATTCTGCAGGATCTTATGGTTCAGTTTCAATAACTGATACATTGTGTATGCTTGTAAAAGTAGGTGGAATTTGGAGAGCTACTAGGATCGGACAGCAGTAGGAAAAAATTTACTACTATAAAACTGCCGATTACGGATTAATAGTGTTTAGGATTATTATTGCCATTTTTGGTAAAACGTTTGACATGGCTGCAGTTTATAATTTTAATGATGTTATTCAGGGAACTACATTAGAGGCAAGAGTTTTTGCATTAAAAAGATATGTAAATGAAGAACTTGTGGATCTGACTTCATGCATTGTAAGGTTTCAAGTTTTCAGAAGTTCGACTTCAAAATTCTACATTAATGAAGATTCTCAAACAGGAATAGTTACTATTAATGATGCCGGATTATGTTTGGTAGAGGTTGGTGAGATCAAAGAGATTGAATTAACTCCTGCAAAGTATTACTGGCATTTACTTGTAGAATATCCTGATGGTGATAAAAAGATTTTTATCGGTGGCAAATTTAACGTAGTAACAATAAAAGAATTTTCAGATGTCTAAAACAATAGTGACTGATAATGGTGATACCATTGAAGTAGAAATTTTTGAGTCGGGAGTAACCTTAAATGCAGGAACTGGTGGGGCTTTGTTGTCTGGAACTGGTGTTCCAAATCCGGCACTTGGAAGTAATACCGATTATTATATAGATAAAACTTCCAATATTCTTTATGGCCCAAAAACAGCAGGGGAGTGGGGAACTGGCATTTCATTAGTTGGCCCTTCTGGATTGGTAGGAACTAGGTTAGCCGTTATAGGTTTTCTTCAAGTATGGAAAGCTGATCTCGAAGGTGATTATGAAGCAGTAGAGATAAATGATATAATTGATGGTTTTGATGAAGGAAATAGCATGAGAAAAGTTACAGGGATCGTTAAAGATCTCCCATGGAACACTTATGATGCAGCCACAGATAGTTACCCTAATATTAAAGCATATATTAACACAACGCACGGATCATGACAATATTAAGAATTGCATTGGATCTTATTTCAATAGGTCTAATTATTTGGTTTATAATCATATTGAAAAACCAGAGGAAAGACACTCCAACCATGGTAAAAGATGGTGACACCATCAAGTTACTGGATGAAGATGGAAATGTGTTTTATGAGTCAACAACTAGAAAAAATAAGTGATGAAAAAATTAATTTACATTGTACTACTGTTATTTGCAACTGGATCTATTTATGGCCAAAGACAAATACCTAAATCAGATGGTTTAAGGATTGCTCCAAAGGATGCGCCAAGCACACCAATAAGAGGTGAGATTTATTATGACAGCATAAATAATTCTTTAGCTTCGTGGAATGGGGTTTCGTGGGATAATTATATTTTGGCATCTGATATTGCCGACTTGTCTTTGGGTGATCTTTCTCAGCTTGATCAAGTATCAGAAACTGAAATATTAGACAATGCTATTACCACTTCAAAGATAGCGGATGGAACTATAACTAATAATGATATAAACAGTTCAGCAGGTATAGCACTTACTAAACTAGCAACGGTTACACCATCATCGCCAATTATAAGTAATATAACTGGGAATCTACAAGCTACAACAGTTAATAATTTTATAGATGATGTACTTGACTTAGATACTAAATTCGGTAGATTAAACTCGGTTAATTCATGGACTACTACTAATTCATTCGCAGGTACAACTAATTTTACAGGTTTAGTATCATCTAATAGTGTACAGTTAAACAGTTTATCTTGGAAACAAAAAGATGTAACTGATAATGCCAAGTGGCAATTATTAAGAAGTGGGACTATATCTGATACTGATAGAAGTTTAGTTTGGCAATATGAAATTGGTCATAATGATTCATTCAGTACATTATACACTTTAAATTATACTGGTACTCCCACAGTTGGCACCGATTTGGCTGATAAGGATTATGTAGATTCCGTAGCTGGTAGCGGAACTATAGCAGACGGCTCCATAACCAACGCCAAATTAGCGGACATGGCAGCCAACAGCATAAAACTGAACAATACGGGAAGTGCTGCCCCTCCTATAGACGGAACTATTCCGCAATTGAAGGCAATGCTTGATTATGATATGTCCGAAATCGATAATACCCCATCTGGAAATATTGCAGCTACTACAGGGCAAGCAGCTATTAATGAACTGGATTCGGAGAAAGGGGGGTTGGCAACATCGAATACTTGGTCCAGCGATAACACTTTTGCTATAGGACTTTTTAATAATCCTATTTATAACGGTCAGGTGTATGGTGTTTCCGATAAAAGATGGGCATTTGGAAAAGAACCTTCGCAAGTGGATGGTGATTTTCTTTTCACCAGACAAAATTCAAATCAAATCAATTATGGTGGAGTATATGAACTTATAGCCAAAATAAACGCAAGCGGAAACCCAACCGATGCAACCGATTTGACCGATAAGGCTTATGTGGATGCGGAAATTGCAGGTGTTACAGGTTCTGGAATCCAATTGCACCCAGATTCCCCTGTAACGATAGATAGTCTTTATGTGGGTACGGTGGCTCAGATAGAAGCGGCAGGATTGGGAACAGATGTACTTTCAATTCCAACAGATGCATCACCGGCAACAACCTTCACAGGCACGGTTATTCCTTTGGACGGTTATTATACCATAGACAACACTTCCACGGATACGGCAACATGGACACTAAACGCAACGGTACGCAACGGGGCTTCATTTGATATACTTATAGACATGGCAAGTGAACCCACAATAACAGGGGCAACGGAAATACCTGGGACGGCAGGATTTTCAACAAATACATTATCGGTAATCAAAGGAACGGTAATACAGGGAACCGTTTACTACTACTTTTTAGACTTGGAATAAATGAGGAGTTTATTAATCATATTACTTTTTTCTTTTAGTGCTTATGGGCAGCAGGACTTGTTATTGGCTAGTATCCAACAAGCGGGGGGCGGTGGTATTACAAACTTATATACATTTGCCAACGCTGCTAATCCAGATAGTGAAGTTAATGCTACCACAGGTTTCACCGTGGGAACAAACAGCCCTACAATAGCATCTACCGCTACAAGCCCACATGATGGATCTTATAGATTGGAATTAACAGCAGGAACCACGGGAGCAACTAGTAATGGTACATTTTCATTTACCAACGCAGTATTGCCTCCATCCACAGCGGTAACGGTCAAGATATGGGCTTATGAGGAAGCTGGCACTAGCAGATGGAACATAGAGCTTCCATCTTGGGGTGGTTGGGCCTCCACTATTGCCGTAACTACAATTTCTACTACAGTTTGGACAGAATACACCTTATCTGGAACTACAACTGGTTCGGCAGCAACGAGGTATATTCTTATCCAATCAGATAGCGACACCCCAACGGGCAGAAAGATATTTTTTGATGATATAACGGTTACAATTCCATGAATAAACTCACCTACATAGTTCTTTTATTTCCTTTATTAATGATGGGGCAGACCTTAGCCCTTCCTTGGGCGCATGGTCACGGCAGATACACTACGGGCGGTCGGGGATATGGATTATATTTTGTTACCAATACAAATAATAGTGGCGCAGGTAGTCTTAGACAAGCCTTAGCGGATGCCGATAGTGCTGGTGGTGGGAATATAATTTTTAGAACTTCTGGAACTGTAACATTAAGTACTGACCTTGGCATAACGGGGGATAACATTACCATTTGGGGGATGTCCGCTCCTGGGGATGGGATAACTGTCTATAATGATGAAACCTATATTTATGGCCAGAATATAATTATTACTGATATGCGCTTTAGGGGAGGTGATACAGCAGTTTCACAGGAAGAAGATGTTATTAGAATACAAAGCCAAGGACAATCTGGAACTTTCCAAAATTATATGTTTGACCATATTTCTGTGTCATGGGGAGGCGATGAAAATTTTAGTGTAGAAACTGGCACCGGGGGGGGTGTAACGGTAAACAATATGACCGTTCAGAATTCAATAATTTCAGAACCATTTAACAGTAAAAATGTTATTCTTTGGGGTAAAAATATTTCAGATATTTCATTTATAGCAAATTATTTAGCCCATTCTAATGAAAGAAATATTAGAAGTTCTACCGATTCAGATAAATGGGAACAGGTTAATAATTTTATCTATAATTATGGATTAGGGATAAATCCAACGGCAGGTAATTGGGTGGATGCAATTGGCAATGTTTTTGAGGACGGGCCATCCACTCAAATTGCCAACACCATACATTGGGAAACCTGCTCATCAGGCAATTGCCCTCCAAGTGGATTGACGGATTTTTCAACTTCAAGATTGTATCAAATTGATAACACATTTAACGGAGGTTCTGTTTCTGTAAGTAGTAATATTTCGGCCTATACCACAGGCACACCTAACGTAAGTAGCGAACATATTGCAATGGCATCAAGTTTGGTTAAGGCTTATGTGTTGGACAATGCAGGGGCTAGGGCATGGCTGCCCAGCGGAGTAGATGATTTGGATGCTCATATATTGGCAGATGGTGCAAATGGCTCGACTGGTTCGTTTCCAAGTAGTGAAGCGGGAACAACAGGGCTGCCTACACTAGCCTCTGGAACCGCATATACGGATACTGACAATGATGGAATGGGAGACGATTGGGAAATGGCAAGATGGGGCGACTTGGACGAAACGTATAGCGGTGATGACGACGCTGATGGGTATTTAAATCTCGAAGAGTTTATGCACTACAGGGTAGGTAAAGGAGACGCAGGAGTAAGTCCTGAAACAAGCATAACCCCTACAGTATTTAGAATAGGAAGCACAATAAGCCCTTTCTTTTATTTGGGGCCAACTAAATATAGATTATAAACCAATGGACCCATACCTCACCATAGCACTCATTTACATCTTAATGATGGTTGTGGTCAAGAGAGTGGAACCATATATAATAGAGAAGTAATGGAAGAATATAAATGGATTATTATTACAATAGTATGCTACTTTGCAGCTTTATGGTATGACATACTTAAAAGAGACAAGGACAGCCAAAAAAGCCCAAGAAGATTTGATTTGGTTTTCTTTTTAAAGGACAATGTTAACCGACTTATTTTTTCGTTTTTATTGTCGATAACTTGTGCAGTGGTTTTTTGGCTTATTGCACCAGATGTTGCTAAGGTTGCAAATCAGGATATTACAAGTTTAGGATCTATAATATATGCAATTATAGGTGGAGCGCCTGATTTGATTATATCATATGCAAAGAGAAAAACTAATTTCTTAAAACAGGAATCAGTTGATGGTTTCAAAAGAAAATGAGCTATACTATGACAGATAAAGTAAGAAACCGGTATGAGTGGATTTACAAAGCACTTGTAATTTCTTTATTGACAATGATGTTAGGTTACTTAGTTACATTTGTTCCTAAAGCTGTTGATGCAATTAACAATAGAACATTTGATACCGAAAGTCAAAAGACAGAAACAATTGCTAGAAATGGAAAGTACATTGTTTCAGAAGTCGAAAAAGAAAGGTTAATGCGCCACATGGAAGATAAAAACCGACATATGTCTGTTGAAGAAAAAGAACAGCTGATCATCATACGTGAAAATCAAAAACGTATTGGTGAAGATCTACAGGAAATTAAGACACTATTAAAAACGTTAAGATAATGACACTAGGCCAGGCACAGCGGATTTTTACAAGGAACATCGGTTGCCTTATTGAGTATGCTTATACCATAGGAATAGAATTGACCTTTGGACACGCTTGGAGGTCATTGGAAGAGCAAAAGCGGTTAAAGGCAGAAGGCAAAAGCCAAACCCTTAACAGTAAGCACTTGGATAGATTGGCCGTTGATTTTAATTTCTTTATAAACGGAAATCTTACCTACAGATATGAGGATGTTAAGCCATTGGGGGATTATTGGGTATCGCTCCATGATAAGAACCGTTGGGGCGGAGACTTTAATAAAAACGGAATTGCGGACGGATTTATGGATACACCACATTTTGAAATGCAGAGGTAATGCAAATAAATTCAACCCAAATAATTCAAATGTTAGATGAATTTCACAATGATATTATTGATCAACATTTTGAAGAATAAAACGAAAAACAATGAATGAAGAAATAAAATTTTCCAACAAAATAAGTCCAGAAAAACGCAAGTTATATTTTATGTATGGTTTTTTAGGCTTTATGTTCATTTTCCTAGCATATCTTTATTTCAACAACAAAACCCTCACAAAAAAACTTTCAGAGCGTTACAAAGAAGATATTGAAAAATTAAGTTCCACAATTAACGAAGCTGAAAAGACAGTTGATAATTTAGAAGTTCAGTATTCAGATGTTTTGGAAAAAATTGAAAGTTTGAAATTAGATTTAAACAAGAATGTAAAAATCCTTAACAATGAAAAAGCAAAAATCAATGAACTTAATAAGAAATTCAAAACCTTACCTAATAGTGTTCGGGATTCTATTCTGCGTCAGTTTATCAGGGCAAACCAATAATATTTCTGTTGATCGTGATTCTTTGAATAATGTGTTTTCTAACTTTCAAAAATCTAAGGCCCAGGTAGAATACCTGCAGAAAGAAAATAAAATGCTAAAAAATATCATTGTGGAGCATGAAGAAGCAGAGGTTGTTTTGAATAATCAAATAGATCAATACAGGAACATTATAGTTCCATCACAGAAGGAAATTATAAGTAAGTTGAACCTTATGATCAATGATAGTAAAAAAGCCAAGAGAAAGGCTTATATCAATGGAGGTATTCATGGTTCTATAGGAACTGGTGCAATCATACTATTCTTATTTTTGTTGTAGATTTTTTTGGAAGTCCAAAATAAGCAATATCTTTGTGGCTACTTCACAAGTGATGTTGTGATATAAATGTTTAGAAGCCATGTACACGATAGGAGTTACATGGCTTTTTTTATGTCATTATTTTGGTGGTTTAAAATTAATTACGATATTTGTCAGGCAAACGGTGGAACAATTGCATAGATCGAAAGATTAAAATTACAGTCCTAAACTTTTAGGGCTGTTTTTTTTTATCAAAACTTTATTTTACATTTGAACTTCTTAATTTAAGATGCAAGTTAGGTGTTTCCACTGTTTGACCTACTCCAAGACATAAGATCCAAAACCTCAAACTAAGGCGAATTAATCAAGCGAAGTCTTTATTAGTGTAGATTAATTTGCAGTTTATGTTATACGCAACAAAAAGTCTGTGCAATGTTCTACCTGCCAACAACACAGCCCTATACATACCGAAAGGAAAATAGTTGTGAAAAAAGAAGTTAAGGCACTTCTGTAACAAAGGCTAATCTGCCATTGATTTTTTTCTTTGGTTATCGGCAATACTTATATGTAAGGCATAGGGCAGGGTGTATCTAGTTATGATCATGTCAAAATATTTTTATCTATATATTTTTATCTATCAATATATTTATATACATTTGGAGTCAACATTTATAGTAACATCAAAATTCTAAACATTATGGTAAAACAAGTTCGAGTTGACTTGGATCAGGCTATGACCAAAATCCAAGAGAAGAAAGGCGTTCGTCCTACGCTGAAAGAAATCCAAGATATGTTGGGTTTGAAAGGAAGCCAAACACTTCATAATTGGCGTGCCGGTAAAAACATGCAGACCATTTCTCAATTGAAGAAATTATCCAAAGAGTCGGGTATGTCATTAGATTCACTAATCATTTATATTCATGAAGATGGAAGAAAATAGTTTAAAGCCATGGGAGAAACAAGAGTTAATTGTAACTCAATCGGACATGAAGAAATTCGGTTTGACAGATCCGCAGGAAGTAGTGAAAATTGCACAGGAAGTTGCAACCTATGTAAAGAGCCAAAATCTTTCAACAGTGATCCAGAATAAGGATTATGTTTTGGTAGAGGGTTGGCAATTCGCTGCAGGATTGTTGGGATTGACAGGAAAGATAGTTTCTTATAAAAATGAATCTAGTTATGCTCCTGTAGAATTTAAATGGATGGCCTGGGTGAATAGACAGAAAGTTGAGAAAAAACATTCTACTAAACTTTACAAGTATTTTGCAGAAGCACAATTTGTTTCTTACAAAGATGGTAAGGAGTCTATAATGTCACAGGCTTTTGCCATGTGTTCCAATGAAGAAACAGCAAAGCATACTTTTGATGAATATAGTATCTTGTCAATGGCCCAAACCAGAGCCATAGGAAAGGCGGCAAGAATGAGTTTTGCGTTCTTGATAAAAGCGGCAGGATATGAACCGACACCTGCAGAAGAAATGCAAGGAATGGAAGAAGCTGAAAGTCAAGTGGAAGAAACTGATCTACCAGAAGATGTATTTAATACGATATATACTTTCACTGATCAGCTTGATCTAGTTGAATGGGCAAATCAGCAAACTGAATGGATTCCAAATATGAAGTTTTCAAGATTGGTAAGGGAGCAAATAAAGGTATTAGCTAAAAAACAGAAAGAAAATGGTAAAAAGTAAAACACCTCTATGGGATAAGTTGAAGCAGATCCAAAAGGAAGATGCACCAGATTATCAGCATATGATTGCTGAATTTCTTGAAAATCCTAGATTGAGTTATTCGGCTTTAAAACACTTTGTTACAAGTCCATGGGATTTTATTCAATACAAGATCGGTGATAAGAAATCAAGTAAAGCATTTGATACAGGAAATGTTTTTGAATTAATGTTATTACAGCCGGAACTTGTAGATAGTACAATTGTAGAAATGCCTGTTTTTTCTGGAACTGGATCAAGGGCGGCGAAAGCTGAATTTCTAGCAGACAATGTTGGTAAACTTTGTGTTACAGCACAAGAGATCGATAACTGTTTTCAGATGTATCAAAGGGCTATAAACCATGAAGATGTTCAGATGTTCTTGGAAGGTAAGGCAAGTGTGCAGGATGAAATCTATTGGACGGATCGTGAGACAGGATTAAGGAGTTTAAGCAAGTTGGATATGAGATCTGATTATTATGATCGTGTTCCTTGGATATGTGATTTAAAGACATCGCAAAGTGCTGAAAGATCCAAGTTTCAAAAATCAATATGGAATTTTGACTATGGCCTACAGGCAGGAGGTTATACATTGGCAATTGAAAGAACTAAATTTGTTTATCCTGATTACTATTGGCTAGTTGTTGAAACAAGTGAACCATTCGGAATAAATAAGTTCAGATGTGATCCAAGTTTGTTGCATGAATTTAAGCGGTTTTATCTTCAAGTATTACAGGCTTTTAAATATTGTATTGATCATAACCTATGGCACCAGAGTCATTCATTTTGGAGGTTTATGACTCCTTACGAATCAGTTCAAAGAACAGGATGGTATAAACCTAAAATTTAGTAGTTATGGATGAAGAAGAATTTAATGATATAGCAAAGCACTTGATCGAGTCATTAGGAACTTGTCAAGATGGTAACGATTATGAAATTAATGCTGATAAAAGTGGCGAGTTCTGGATAACCCATAAGGTAATGGGAAGTGGAGAACCTTTGAAGCAATGGATTGTTAGTGTTCTGAAAAACCGTCAATTAGACAGGAATATCCAACAAAATTGTTAACTTTAAAAAAAACAAACATTTATGTATATCATCACAAAAAAAGAAGGGGTTAGTGTGACTATTCACAAAACCCTTGCAAGAGATCCAAGGTTATCACATTCAAGTAAGGGAGTTTTCCTTTATTTAGCTTCACACCTTGATATGAGTGGGTTTACTTTGACCCAAATATCCAAAGATAATAATTGTGGCACTCAGAGCGTTAAAACAGCGATCAAGGAGTTAACCAAGTATGGATATGTCAAGTACCACAAACTGAAAGAAGAATTTGTTTTAAACGACAATCCTAGTAATCAAGATCTGCCAAAAAAAGTAATTGTTGAAAAAACCAAAACAACAAAACCCAAAAAGTCTATTGAGGAAATTAGAGCTGTAAATAATGGCACAATGATCAGATTTAAGAACAGTGCAAAAATAATCGCTGCAGAATTGAAACTTGATCCTAAGTATAAAAGTAGTTTGACTATTGATTTATTTAATGATTTTGTTTCCTATTGGACAGAAGAAAGCACAGATAAACCAGAAAATGGGTTAAGGTTTGAATCCATGAAGTACTTTGATATGAAAAGAAGGTTGGCTAACTTTATTAGAATGTCAAAGGATCGAACCAAAGTTGATGCAGGATCAGCAAGCGAAATGAACAATAACATACCAATAGGTTAGAATGAATCAGAAATCAACTGTAACAGGTAAAATACCACCACAGGCCACCGATTTAGAAAATGCTATAATCGGGGCTTTGTTGGTGTATTCGGACACCTATGAGAAAATTTCTTCATTCCTTAAAAAAGAATGTTTTTACCTCGATGCCAATCAAAAGATTTTTGAAGCAATTGCACACTTGACTTCCAGAGGTGATTCAGTGGACCTGTTGACAGTATCACAGGAATTGATCAATAGGAAGCAATTGGAAAATGTAGGAGGTCAATACCATTTAATTACTTTGACCCAAAAAATCACATCTTCTGCACACGTTCTATATCATGCAGAAATAATCTACCAGAAATTCCTTGCAAGGGAGTTGATCAAATTGGGTAACTTAGTAATTGAAAATGGTTATGATGATTCCAAGAATATATTTGAGAGTATCGAGAGTACGTACAAGGAATTAAACAAGATCAATAAATTCACATCAAATAACGATCCTGTAAGAATAGGCGAGTTGTACGATGATGTTGTCGAAAAAGGAAGGAAGATCCATGATGGAACTATTGAAGCAGGAATAGCAACGCCAATTGAAAATCTCACTAAAAAATCAGGAGGTTGGAGAGGTGGAGAGTTTATAGTTTTAGCGGCAAGGCCAGGTATGGGTAAAACTGCATTTGCTTTAGCTTGTGCAAAGAAAAGTTCAAGTATCGGAAAGCCGGCACTTATCTTTA